ATGAACATTCCTGTTTTGGCTTAATCCCAAGTTCAGCAATGACCTGCTCGCATGAGTCACCAACTCCTAATACTCCAGAGGTATCCTGATAGCGTTCATTAGCTACAACGCCTCCACATGCACAAAACACACGCTTGCGAATGTTCTTGAGGTGATACAAGGTTCCACATTGCGGGCAAGTGTATTGAATCATGGCGGAAGAGGAGGAGGTGGAGGTGGCTCGACAGTGCAAGGATCAACAACTGGTGGCTCTACGGTGACAGTAGCGGACGAAAAATCACACAATTCGTCATATCGCCCACAATCTCCGATATACACTGGAGGCGAAGAGATCGCCGAACTAGCGCGGCTGTATCTTGAAGATAAAAGCAGCGTTGCCGTGCCACCAATATACGGCCCGCATGTTGGGTAAAATTGATCATCCGCACATGCTGGATCTACCTTTGCCCCATTGCCGAAGCTGTAGATAAACCATTTTGTGTCAAAATACGACGGCGATGACGACATGGCATACTGTCCACTCATGCTCATCGCGACCACAACGTAGTGTCCAGGCTGAAGTGTGTAATTGTTGCAGCAAACTAACCCATCCGTCCCTGGTGATGAAACAGTGGTGTAGTTCGGAAACGTGATGGATGTCTTTACGCCAGATGTGTAACTGACCTGCTGATTAGCAACTGCCACACGCACGGAAACACTACGCCTAATTCTCAAAGCACCACACGCGAAGCCTCCTGAATTGGTATTGCACACGTCAAATAGGAGGTAGGGGGGAGATGCCTCGCGTACAGTCCAGTTTGTGAAACAGGAACCACTAGCGAAGCTGTGAATAAACGACGAATTAAACACATCACAATTGCAATCCCAGTCGTCTCGGCAAAATGCTGAGTTCGGAACATCACTTGGAATTGCTAAGGTATCCCCAACGCCAGATATCGCAAATTCAAGCAATGTCCACTCAAGACATGACCCACCATCACAAGCGGCATCCCAACACCGAAAGCAATTTATTGTTGACGGATTAACACAAAAATCGGGAATGCAAGGTGGTGTACAGCAACAGTCTTCACTGCCAGCAATTTGGCCATCTCGCCCAAGTATCGTTCCGTTTAGTGATCGAATAGCCAACTACGAGCCCTCCGGACAATCTGTGATGGTTTCCCATGTCGTCCATACACCACCTTTTTGGTACTGTAAATTACTACCACTTAGCCGTAGATCGGTAATAAACTCAGATGAACTCATGTCCTTTGAAATCACCACAAAATCGCGTCTCGTACTTTCCGATGCAACAACAACATATTCATCGCCACCGACATCAGCCGAACCTAGATTCCATACGGGCTCGCTTCTTCCTGTTGGCACAAGTTCGTCGTCAGCATTACGAGTGAATATTTCGCACGTCGCCGAACTAAGTTCAATCCCTACCCTTGCCGCGATGCCTCCAGTTGGCGTTTTGGCGTAGTAGATTTCGGGCACCCACTGACTCGTTCCACCCGAATTGCTTCCGCCCTTGGCACGCGGGATTAGCTTCCGCATGTCATTCCAGTCGCGGGCCGAGATGTTCAGTGCGTCTCCTGGTTGTGCCTGGCTCATATTCGGAGCCCCGTCATGTCGCCTGAGTCGTAAATGCGGGCCTTGTAGATGCCTTTGACATCAGGCACGCCTAACGCCCCTGGGAGTACGAAGGTATGAATGTAATCATGCCCGCCGATATCTGTCACCGTCTCGCCGTTGATCGTCGCCGATGCCACGTTCGGAGCCGCTGCGAAATTGAATGTCAATTCAGTATCGCCACCTGGCACCATTGAGCCATCGGCACCAAGGAAAAGCAACTCGCCCGCTGCAAACCCAAAGTATGCCGCGTTGTTGGTTTTGCCCGTCAGATTGACCACGGTGCGAATATACGGCAGGGTAATAATCGCCCCCTGCATTCGCTTCCTGATCGTGATCGATAACTTTGGCCCAACAACATCGATACCGTCTGCCGTTTGCCCGTTCCAGTTGATGAGGTCGCCAATATCAACCGGGCTCGTTCCGTAGCTGGTTTGCTCCTTGGCGTGCATGAGCTTGTAGGTTGCCCCGCCTGTCGAAAAGCTGAACGTGTAGCTATTGGCCCCTGTGTTGCTTTCCAATGCAGGTACGCCGCTGAACCTACGGACGTACATCCCATACGACGCGTCGACTTCGTAGAGCCCTTTGGCGATTCGGCTAGGGTCAAACCCCGTCAGCCGCAAGTTGCCGTAGGTTCGCGGTAGCTCATTTGATAAAAACGAAATCACATCGGGCATCGTCGGGTCAACGCCATTTCCGAGCACATAAAACCGCCGAGTGAATCCAACCTCGCCACCCGCTGGAACATTGCCGCTTTCATCTAGGTCACGCTCTACCAGTTCCATAGCCGTTACGGTGCGAACACCGGCCCCTTGTCTTTCTTGAGTTCCTCAAGTTGCTTTCGCTGCAAATCCTTTTGCTCGCGCAGTTCGCGGAGCATGTCCTTCTGCGTCTGATACATCACATTGCCGCCACTGACGCCAAGAGCAAACGTACCCGCTACGCTCGTGGTCGCCGCACGTCCCGCGATAGCCTGGGAAAAGTTTGCTTCGTTCTCGACTCGCTGAATATTGCGTTTTTGCTTGACTGATTCTGTTTGCTGATCGGCCTGTGAACGCAAATCGTCGATCTGCTTTTGAAGTATCTTCTGTTCTTCCTCGGCCTGTTTTTGCCGTTCCTCAATTCGATCCTTCATCGCGTCACCCATCTTGCTTTGCGTCACATCCAACGCATTGCCAAGCCCGATAAATCCCGACGACACATCACGCATAAAGTCAAGATTTTTGGCAACATCCGGGGCGTAGAATCGCAGGATCGTTAATCCGCCGTCCATAATATTGCCGACTTTCTTGAACGCATCGGCAAACGATTTCACGATCTGCGTTGAAACATAATCCCACGTCTCTAGGAGCCCATCAGAAAACGAACGCCAAACGGATAAAACACCCTGCGAACCCTCAAGGAACATCACCTGGATTTCTTTCCAGGCAATATCGAACGCCTCCGAAAAGTCGCCCGTCTGGAGTGCCGCAACGACTCCCATTTCGTCAAGCCAATCGACAAGGAATTGCACTTGATCGGCAACCCAAACCAATCCTTGCGCCGCCGCGTTCATGGCGGGTAGCATGGCTTGGATAATGACATTAGCAGTCTTGGCAAATGACGCCCAAGCCTTGTCTAGGTTCCGCTGCAATTCAAGAATACCGCCCGCTGTCTGAGGGTCCATCTTGGCCTTTTCCCAAGCGAATGACGCTACGTCCGATAGCTTGCCGAGAGCCATCGTCACGCCCTGGGAAATGAGGTTTCCCGTTGCCACCGATAGGGCAGTGATCTGTGTCCCGAATTGCTTCACCTGGGCCTGTGCGGCTGCGAGGGCGGGCTTGACGCCACCACCTCGAACAACGAGGTTCACGAACACTTCACCGGCAGACAATCCAGCCATCGCTAAGCCCTCAGAATTTCAGCCACGCGGGCCTGGAAGTGTTTTGACTTGAGATACTTTTCTAGGCCTGCTTGCATGTACGATCGCTTGGGGTACTTGGCTGTCCCGCTTACCTGTGTTTGAGTAAACGATTCAGGCCCATAGGATCGCTTGCCGGATGTTATCCGCATGTTCTTTCGGTTTGGCACACGCTGCCAATATTGGAGTTGCGACTTGACCGCTCGATTCTTCAAGACGGGTTCGAACATCCACGCAGTATCCCGCGTTGGCCCTAGCACGTCAAAAGTTGTCTGGACATCACCGCCGAATTCGTGGAGCGATGGCACGTTGACTTTGCGATTGTACTTGAGCACCGACAAACGAACGGAATCGTTTTCAAAGTCAAATGAGTAGAATATCTTTCGCAGCCCATCGTTGCCCGACATTCGCTGCTTCGGTGGCTTACCGGGCTTGGATGGCTTGTCGCTGGTCGCCCTGCGAAGCCCTTGCTGAATTTTCTTTCGGCAAACCGCCGCCGCTTTGCCAAGTGCCTTTTGTTTACCCTTGCCGATACGATCAATCACATCCTGACGGTCAAAGAATCCCGCCTTGTCGCGCGACGAAAACGACATCGATGCACCGAAAATGTTATTGCTCATTTTTCTGCACCCTCACGTCTCTCACGCTAACGACTCTAGTTCGTTTGAACTGTTTCGCAAATCCTCGCACCTCGGCAGGGCTCATGCCTGGCTTTCGGTTGGCCGATGCTAGAAACGGATTGAACTGCCGAGCGTCCCAGGGTCGCTTGTCTTTTCTCGGCGTTAGTCCGTCCCGAATCGCCGCTTCGAGCCTTGCGTTTTTTTGCCACGCTGTCTCTGCGATGATGGCGAGTTCTCGGAGTGTCCTGCCTTCTGAGCTAATTCCTGCGTGCCCTGCGTAGGTCCATATAAGTCGCTCGACATCAATTCTGTTACCGCTATTTCCAATTGATCCTGATTCGCTTTCGCCATCTCTTGTGCCTTGTTCCAAATCTGCCGGAGTATCTTGCCCCGGCCTTGCGGGAAAAAATCGATGATGCTTTCCATGAGAGCATTGGTCGCTCGGCTAATCGCATCCCCATAGAGTGCGTTGGCGAACGATTCCGCGTCAATACTTCGATGTTCGCACTGAGTCTTACAGAGTGCGTGAAGCGTATCGACTAATCGAACTACGTCATCAACAAGCCCTTGCAATGCCTCTTTCGAGTCCAGGCACTTCGTTAGATCAATCCCAACCAATTCTCGTACACGCCGAATCGAAGTCACATCGACTCGCAGGCCCCATGTTCGCCCCTGCTCGTCCACGAACTCTCGCATAACTACCTCGCTTATGATGTCACAATATAACGCTCTGGCTCGACCAAAGCCCCAGTCTCTCGAATACGTGCTAGTTCAACGGTGATATCCATCGTCACGTTATTTTCAAGGTCTTGCGTCTCTGGCATCGCCGAAACGAATCCAGGAAATAACCAGCCCTCGCTGCCAACCGTTTCTACGTCGCCATCCATCACAAAAAACGTCAGAACTGTATCGTTCAAGAACGAGTCAATCAGAGCGTCCAAAACAGTGTCAGTGCCCTTTTCATAAAGGTAGCCGAACGTCAATTGAATCGACTTATTGCCCGCAACCGCGAACTGCCATCCACTCTCACGGCTCATAATCTTGTTGACGGTTTTCGATAGGTCCGCCACCGATACCGAAACAGCCTTTTTGATTTCAACGTGAACCGGAGTGCCGTAGTCAAGCGAGTAGTATAGCTTGCACTCTTTGCCGACAACACTTACCGCTGTATCTGCCATCTATCGATCTCCTAAAGTGTATTTCGTTCTGTGATTTGGTAGGTGTACCGGACAATCGACTCAAACACATTGAACTCTTCTGCAAGTGCTTCGCTTGCTATCGGATCAGTCTCGATCGCCGTCAGTGTGCAATTCGCAATCACTCGGCAATCTTCTTTCATCACTCGCTCAATCTCATCGACGAAATCGATATATTTCTCTGTTTCGTAGCGTGCTTCACTATCGTTGGTCTCTGCCACATTTGGCATGTCGGCCAGAATATGCAGAACCACGGGCAGCTCATGCTTGTATTGGATGCGACTTGCTACCTCGGCTGACTTATTCGCCAACTGCACGTAAACACGCGGCTGAGCCGTGAGCCCCTCTCGCGTGAATGCAAAGTTGTATCCTTTGACAAAATCCGGCTGAAAGTCGGTAAAGTCCTCTGCGTCACTTCGGGCCTGTAACGCCTCAACGATACCCGTCAGCAAGCTAACGATTCGTGAGGCCATTAGGTTCCCTTTTTCTTCGTGTGCATGCGTAGGCCAATCTGGCGAGTGTCCAGGTAGCGAACGCTCTGTAGTCCGCCACTTGGCAATATCTCGTAGACGCCATCGCTATCCACAATTTCATCGCCGCGTTGAGGTATTCCAAAGTTTGGAATTTCCTCACCGTTGAAAATATAATCGCGGGAGACGAACCGAATCGTTCTCCCGTCCGATTGTTGTTGTTCCCATTCTGATCGTCCCAATACAACGGTGATCTCTGCCGAGCTTGACGCACGACGAAAAATCACCGTCCGAGAGGCGTACGACTCAAGCGTATCTAGGAGCCAGTTGACTCCATCGGAAAGCATGTCAGCCATACGCCCACCTCAATTAAGACCAATCGTCAACGCTGGTTCCAGTTCCGTTCAGATCGACATACACAAACAAGTCGCCGTCAGCCTTGGCATACGCTGCCGTTCCAATAAGGATCTTACCGGAGCCACTGGAAGTCGCTGCAACCTGAGTCGATTCTGTCAGGTACACCAATGCGCCTGCCGAAAAAGTATTCGCCTCAATGGCATCCACTTTTACAACGCCTTCACACAACGCTCGCACCTTGTCGCCGCTGGCTGTTCTCTGGTTTGCGGTGATGACGCAAGCCTTACCGTCGGCAGACAAAAGGATATCACCGCTGTCGTATGCAGCGGCTAAGGTAATTTCCCGTTCACCGGGACCGTGATATAAACTCGCACCCATTCTATGGGCCTCCTGTTATTTCTTCTTCTTGGATTGGGTCGGCTTGGCTTGTGGCTTGGCCGGTTCAGTTTCTTCTGCGGTTGGCTCGCTCGATTCAATTTCGCCTTGCGGATCGTCGTCTCGCTCACTTGCCCACCCTTGAGCCAATATTGACGAAAGGTAATCCTTGTCAAGATTGGTGACATCGGCACCGGCTGGCAATCGCTCACCCGCCACTACCACATCTCGATTCAAAATCAGTCGCATAATGGCCTCGCTTAAAACTGTGCGGATAGTACGCCGCTACCCGCACAGAGAATCCAAATCAAACTACAGAGCCGCCGATTGGTTGTACACAAATCCACGCCAATCGAGAGCAACACCGTTTACGTACAACCGAACGTCGAAGTTTAATCCGAACTTGCCGTTTGTGAGTTCCGTGGTTCGCACGATCGGAGCACTCCCAGCACCTTGCAGTGTGGTGAATTCAATCGTGTGGGCTTGGTTCGATACCAAATACCAAGTCGATGCCGAGCCGCTATAAGCGGTTCCGGTTACCTTATTGGTCACGCCTAACTTCAATCGGGCCTCGGCAATAACTTGAATGTTATGACGAGCCAATGGATTAAGTTCGCCTTCATTGGCGTTGGTGGTCGCATTGCGAGCCGATTGAGTCAACTGCACTGCGAGGTCGGCCAATTCAGGCGGAACCAATAAATGCGTTGGCTCCAAGTTCAGGATTGCGTCGCCATCCTTGAATTCCATCATCGCCGCAATAGCTGCCGAAAGGCTTGCACGACTGAGAGCTGCCGAGCCAAACTTGTTGCCGTCCGTCGTGTTGAACAACGCTCGACCGGTTGCGTTCAGGTTTGCATTGGCTAGCAAGATCGCTGCACCAATGTTAGGACGAACGCGACCAGCGGCCAAACCGAAATCACGTGGAGTTTCTTTGAGCTTACCAAAGTTGTCACCCAGCAAATCAGCTTCATCGAGCTCCATTTGTTTAGCAAACCGCTCGACCTTGGCCTTTTCGGTTTTCGCAGCTCGCGTTGCGTGACTTGCCTCACCACCAATTGGCAAGTGGTCTAAGTCGCCAGCGGCTTCCATGCGAATTCGGTCATGCTGCTCCATGTCCGGATTTTCGCCATCGACCGTCCACCCTTCAGTGAAGTCCTTTACTTCCGTATAACCGTCAAGAACCTTCGCGCCGAACGTCTGGCCAAACAAATCGCTTACCGAACTGCCTGGAGAAAAAGCGGCTTGCAAGATGGCGTGGCGACCGACCGGAACTTCCTTGCCAGCGGCTCGCATCGCATGGGCGCACATATCAATCATCGACTCGCCACGCATTGGCTGAGCCTTTTCAAGAATCGCCTGCTTAGCGTCGTTGTTGATGTCGGCACGCAACCACGCCGGAGCACTGTCGCGAAGCCTCTTTGATTGCCATTTCTTGTCTTCGACATCAATTCCGGCTCGCAAAGCCAAAGCGGCTTGCAAGACGTGTTTGTTGATGTCGCTCGACGACTTGGTGTGAATCGCTGGCACTTGTGGCCGATCCTTTCGAGTGGCTTGGAGCCGCTCATGCTTGAGGAAATGATATTCCGTATCGCGGAGGCTCCATCCCTCTTTGATGGAATGAGCACAAAGGTCAACCTCCTTTCCGGCAATCCCTACCTTGGGATTGTCGTTCTTCGCGCAGAAGTCGCGAACCGATGCAACGCGGGCTTGCTCGGCGGCTAACATTTCGCGTTGGGCTTTGAGGTCCAACTTGCCGCTAGCCTTGGCCTTCGCTGCCATCTCTGGCTCTTTAGTTGGATCGGCCATCGATCCATCCTCGGCACTCGCATCGGGCATCGGCGGGGCAGGGGGCTCCGCTGAGCTTTCGATGGTTTCCGCGTACTGCTTTTGCAATACAGTCTTCAGGTCGTCGCTGATCGCGGACAGGTCCAGCCCCAGCGAAGCAACCCATTCTTCAAACGTCGGCATAGTAGCCTCTCCGTTGCTTAGTCGTGCCTGTATATCAGCATAGCTTTCCGAGTCTCCAGGCACAGAAACAAGGCTTATTTCCTCAAGAACACTTGAGGTAACTACTAACACAGGCCCTTGGAACTCTCGACCATTTACAACGACGGTTTGGCCGTCTTCGTAAATTTGATGTTCCAAAATATTCACTCCAATGGATGACTTCCAAGGGAATCCTACTCCAGCACTGTCTATGACACTTTGAGTATCTGGACTGGCAATAGACAAGATTCCATCCGCAACCAGTTCGTTCGTTGCGGAAATGCTCGTAGTGTGTCCAATTGGCTTCTTGATGTCATGTCCAAGATGTATCGGCTTTTCGGCTGCATCAATCGAAATTGCTGAAATATCAACGACAACTGCACCGTTCCATTTGATCGCCAATCTTGGATACATCACCCCGCCGCTATAAGCGTACAGGTAGACTTTTTTCATGCCGCCTTCCGCACGAAGTTCAGCACGTCCGGCAGTAAGCAAAATATTTCTTTTCATGCCTTTGCCACTCCTGCCGCTTGGATGCCAATTTTGAGCAATGCGGTCGTTGTGGCCACTCCCAATCGCGTTGGATACTGCCCACTTGTGATATCCGACAATAGGCAAATCGCCCCCTTGGTTGCACTCACCGCATAGGTCTCGCCGACTGCAAGAGTTGCCCCTGGATCAATCAGTACGTCACGATCTTCAACGCCCCAGAACTGCCCATTCGTGCTCGCTGGAGTCATGGCGATACCAGCCGCATTGGCCTTTTCCACGCCGTCGTTTGCATCGCACTGGTACGCAAGATTATCAGCCGCAGCGATATAGTACGGCATCCCCTGCGAAATCGCCTCACCGGCAACGCGGCTTCGTGCGAACGCTTCCGAACCTAGTTTGACGTTGGCTCTCGTTTGCGATAAATCAGCCATTGCTTACAGCCTCCTCGTCATTGAGCCAAAAAGCAATGTCTTCAGGTAACAAGCCAAGCCCACTCAAAACAACTCCGGCTTGAGTTCGGCTGAGCTCGCCGTTGGCGTACTTCTCGGCGACGTCCATCATGCCCTTGTAGTTGTTTTTGAACTGCATACGGCTAAGTCCCATGAACGCCTTCGACGCTACGGAGTCAACGCCGCCGTTCTCGTCCGCCGTTGGTGATGCTGTTGCGTTGTTCGCCATCACGGTAGCCGTCTCTTGGCTTACAGTCCCCCATCGTTTACGACGTTCAATTTGCTTGTCCATCTCATCGTAGAACCAATCGGGATCGACGCCGTTTCGCTCAAGGTATTGCGAATCCAGCATAAGTCCCGCGTTGACGAGACTAATGGCTGTAGTTGCTTCCTCAGATGGATTATTGGCACGTTTCGGTGGCCAATTGAACTTATGGGGCGGCAAGTCTATGTACGGATACAATGGCAAATAGCCATCGATCTCTATCGCCTCTTCCCACCACCACTCAAAAATACGTTCCATGCACTGCTGAATCCAAATCACTTCCCGCTCGATATCAATCGAGTTCCAGTAGATTTGGTCATCCAATGTGGCAGATGAATAATTGTACGCCGCTGAGCTCCCAAGGGCCTTGTTTTCAGGCATGTGGACGCATCGGGCTATCTCTTGCAAGATTGCGTTGCGGAACGTCTGATACTGCGTTGTGGGCTGCTCTGGCTTGAATTGCTGCATCTCCCATCCGTATGGGAGAGATGTCATCATGCCGCGATCGATCGACACTGAATCAAACGGCTGTACTGATGGGTCAGCGGATAGACCTTCGGAGTTGTAAGCGTTCCCAGTCGTCTTGATGATTGCTGCAAAATCCGCTGCTGTTTCCGCTGCGAGAATCGTTGCCAGCGTGTAACGCCGAAGCATCGCAAATAGTGGCAGGGCTGGAGTGACTTCAGGGACGCCACGTTTTTGGCCTGGACGTGATTCATTGAAAAGGTGAATCACATCCTTGGCTAAAATGTCGACCTTCTGAAAGGCACCCATCGCCCACGTATCGCCGGGATGTTGCCTTAGAATGTGATAGACGGATGGATTGTCGTAGATGTCGAAAACAATCCCTTCGACCATGCCCGGTCGACCTTCGATAAGGTTGGGCGTCGAAAGCTGGTCTGCTTCGACCACGCGAACATCGAGCTGCACCGGATCGCCGTGGCCTGGATTGGTTGTGCGGACTAGTATCGTCTCGCCGTCCACGCACTTCGCCAAACGAGCTGTACGGAGCTTACGAGCGAGACCAATACGACGACACCACGACGAGAATCGAGCTTCAATAGCCCGGCTCATGTCGCGGCTCATTTGAATCTGGAGCGTTGGCCCGGTTCCGATCGTGTCATTGGCAAGCGTGTTGACGATACCATTACCAAACGAGTTGGACTGCAAGCACTCATATCGGGCACGCTTTCGCAGCGTTTCGCGAATAAACTTGCTGTTGGCCGCTGTCGCGGAAAGATCGTCTGCGTATCGCCAATGCTTCTGATTCTCGCCGGTCGTCTGGGCCGCATCATAAGCCGCAATCAATTCACTACGCGCAGCATGCTTCATCGCAACGAGTGCCTTTTCTTGCACTGCCGTATGAGCTGATTGCATTTTGCGTCCGAATTGATCGACCAGCATTAGGAGTCCTCGTTGACTGCCGAGCCTTTACGAATCTTGGCGAAAACCAAGCCCCTCCATGGGCTTGTCATTGCTGCATTGGCCGCACGATGGCGGTCTGCCTCAATGAGTTCTTGAGCACTTGCCCGCGTTGCTGAAGTACCATCGACCGATACGGAAGAGGGTTGTTTGGTTTGGGCTGCGATCTCAGCGGGTGTTAGCGAGCCATCGGCGTTAGGCATCAGTATGCCCTCACCTGAGTTTCACACTGTCCGACATAGGCAGACATCCCGCTTGGAGTGGTTCCACTGGACCGTACAAGCCGCAATTTACCCTTGGGAAGCTCAAAGAGCTTGTATCCCTTGGCAGTGAAAGATACGGCAGTAGAGGCGGTATTGCGTTCGATTACCGCGTAGTAATTCGCCTCATCGTCGGGCGAATAGTGAAGTGCAAACGTCGCTGAATCGAATGTTCCTTCGATGAAGATGGCACCGATGCCGCCGCCCCAATCAATGGAATCTCCATTGCCTATATCCGATGGGATATCGATTCCGTTTAACACTTAACCGCCCTCCAGTGGCAATTTACGCTACGCCCGTTTTCGGCGGGCCGCTGCCTCCTCACGCATCTGAGCAAGTGATTTTTTCGGCCCCTTGGCCGGGATGATACGCTCTAACTCCTTGAGCCTGCACCCCACAACACTAGCAGCAACATAACACATAACGATATTGTCAAGCAAGTGATTGTCAATATTCGGCTTTTCGTGCCAGACGGTTATATTCTTCCCGCGGCGGGTATCTTGCTCTGGATTCTCGGCGGTCCAGTGGTCGGCAAGCATTCTATGCCGCATCGGCGTGCCCTTGAAAAGCATCAAGGCCCCACGCTCACCATCGGGCTGTAAAAGCCGCGAATGGACAAAGGATTTCCAGTAGTTTGTGTCGGCGATGATATGCCGCTGTTCTTGCGTTTTGGCTTGATTCGGCTTGATTCGCCAATGATCGCCCGCGATGTCGCCCGGCTTAATTGGCCATGAATCGATTGAGGACTGAGTGGCTGTGATGCCTTTTCCATGCCACGGAAGCCAAAGCGTTTTGTGTTCAGTTTGACGCACGAACGAATAGACAGTTTGGGTCGAGTCCCCATAGTTGGCGTCAACGATGATCTTTTCGATGTTCATTGGCGTACCATCGTCTCGGCGGTATGCCTGTGAAAGTAAGTGCCCCTCAAGCCTGCGAAGTCCAGCCAGCCAAGCGGCCTCACGCGAGCCGACGCCCGTCTCTCGCTGAATCGTTCGGTCTACCTCATGGATTGTAAAATAACTCTTACCTTGGTCCGGCCACGTTCCATAGTCAACCACGTTGGCCGTGAATCCGTTTCCAACTGCCAAAACCATCCAATAGAAAATACTTCCCTGAACGTCGACGGATGCAACGAGATGGTTTGCCCAATCGGGTATTTGTCGTTGCTCATAGCCACTGACGCGAAGCGTAATAGCCTCGGCTGTCGCTGCGAGGTTCACGCCGCTGTCGCCACCATCCTTGGGATCGTTCTGATATTCAGCATCGAACGTGTCTGGGTCTTTGAGCTTCAAGTCCATGGCGTACTGGATCGCATCGACTTGATGGGGCTCATAGCGAGCTGGCCACGCCACCTTGAATCCGGCCGACATTGCCTTGTGATTTTCGCGGTAAAACTTCGTGGCTGTCGGTAGCTTATCCTTGCCTTGTCGCAAGTCACTGATTCGCAGTTCGGCGTACTTATCCCATAACTCCTGGTTGGTTCCCCACTGATAAACCAGCTTGCAACGCTCTCCGTTCCATTCGGGGTGAATGACCTTATTAAGGATTCGGTCGGCCATGTCGCCCTTGCGAATCACGGTACATGGCATCAGTGCGGCCATACGCTTGCCTGGACCGCAAAGGCCAAGGATTGCACCTGATAGCACTCGCTCGCGCTGTCGATTCTGATTGTCGCTTTTGGCGGATGCGTCTGTCTGCGGGTCGTCGATACCTGCGATGTCCGGTCGGATTGAATCACCGTCGGCCGTAGTCGCTTTCATCCCACGGAGTCGGCCAAGCAATCCAGCGGCCTGAATAATTGAGCCTGAGCACTCCGATCCCTTCACGGTTGGCAAAATGAGCCTACGCCCCTTATATCCAATGCGGGTACGCTCACCTTCGACCGTTTGCCCGTTGCATCGCTTCGACTCACCTTCGAGAGCTCGAATCGGAAAACACACCTCTGGCCACAACGCCAAAAGCATGTCGTTGGTCTCGAGTTGGATCTTGATCTCATTGAGAAGCTCGAGACCTGCATCCGCCGTCGAACCAATCAACGCCGCAAAATGACGCCGACCAGTGAGGATACACCAAAGAATCACTAGCACGATGATGGTTGTTTTGCCGCTACCACGGGGCATAGCCAAAGCAAATAGCCCGCCCTCGTTGGCGACTATCTCAGCACGATCAAGTACACGATGATGATCGTCCGAAAACTCAAGCGTGAATTGCTTTGGAAAGCACATCAGTAAAAACGTAATCAAATCCGCTTCACACTTCGCCCGCAACTTTGGATCGGCGATAGCGGGAATCGGGCCAATC